TCGTGCTCCCCGATCCCGTAGATGATCATCAGCCTGTCGATCTCCTCCCGGAGACGTTCCCGCAACAGCTTCACGACTTGTCCTGGCGGAAGCGGATGAATACCGGGAAGCGAAGGGCGCCGTCGACCGCCTTGCCCTGGTGCTGGGTCTCGATGACCTCGCCCACGAGGGTCTCACGGATCTTCCAGAGACGCTTCCGGGTGGCGTCATCGTAGCCCGATCCGACCTTGGTCTCCACCCCGTCGAACTCGGCCACCAAGGCGCCGAGCATGCCCTTGTACTTCCCCTTCCCTTCCTGGAAGCCCGTGACCGTGCCATCCGAGTCCGTGAAGTCCTTGAGCTTCAGGAGGTTGTCCGACCGCTTGAAGCAGTACGGCGCGTCTGCACGCTTCAGCATGGCGCCTTCGAACCCCAACTTCATGAAGTGGTCCCGGGTCTTGAAGAGGGACTCTGAGGTCGGGTTGGTCAGGTGGATGACGGGAGTCAGCTTGACGTTGGCCGTCGGCACCACGAACTCCTCGAGCTCCTTCCGACGGCGGCTGAAGGGTTGGGTCTTCCGCGACTCCCACTCTTCACGGCGGACCATGTCGAACACGTTGTAGACCAGCGTCTCGTTGGTCCCCGTGCTCTTCCGGCGGATGTCCCCGGAGGCGGAGTCGAAGTCCTTCTCGCCCATGCACTCCCCGTCGAAGACGTACTCCTTCAGGAGCTTGGGGCCGAGCTGCTCGAGGATGTGGCCGACGGTGTTGATGACCCGGCCGTTGCGGGTGAACGGCACCCCGTCCACGATGCACATGCGCAGGCCGTCCAGCTTCGGCTCGATGATCCAGCTGCCCTCGAGGTCGTGCTTGTCCGGCTCGTACGGCTTGGCCAAGGCCACCGCGAACGGCTCGATGATCCCCGGGAAGACCTTGTTCAGGGTGGACTCGGAGAAGCCAGCCCTCAGGTCCTTGTTCAGGACCCGGCATGCCCAGACGGTGTCTTCCACTGAAGGGGATGCGGTGAGGAGCCTGGTCACGCACTCCGCTGCATGGTTCCCCGTGAGGTCTCGGCGGGAGAGCTGTCGGCAGAGGGTATCCACCTCGTCCCACCAGAAGGCGTGGGTGAACTTCTTCCAGCCCTTCTCCATGGCGTCCTGGTCCACCGTCACCCCGAAGGTGATGGCCGGGTCCAGGGCCCAGACGAGGAAGCGCTTGGTGGACTTGTCGCAGCCCTTCAGGAGCCGCTGCTTCTCCAGCTTGGAGCCGGTGTCGGCCACCTCGGTCAGTAGCTTGGTGTTCATAGGCCTGCCTCCGCGAGCGCCGCCTGGAGTGCTCTCTCCCAGTGGCTCTCTTCTAGGTTGTAGGGATCGCGATCGAAGGTGGTGCAGTCGATGTCGTGGAAGCCCCGCTTGGCGAACAGGGGGCAGTCGCACACTCCGCTGGACGGGGTGAAGTTCATGATGATCTGCCCCAACCGCAGGTCGGGGTAGCGGGTCCAGTACTCGGTCAGGAGGGCGATGACACGTGGGATTCTGTTGGGATCTCTCATGGTCTTAATATACCACGGAGACCTCCAAGAAGAAAGGAAAAAGTGCGTAGTTACTTGGGCGGTTCGACGGGCGAGGAGAGAAGCCAGACGGTGACACGGGCCATGGCGTTGGTCCGACCGGGCAGGAGCCCGAGGTAGGTGGACACGCCAGCGAGGAGGGCGGCCACTCCGGCCACCGGGTTCTGCCCCATCTTTAGGAGCACCAGGGTGAGGGCACCCATGGTCAGGGCGGAGGCCACGATCCCGAAGAGCAAGAGCCCTTGCAGGAGGAAGAGGGCGCCGACCTTGGTGTAGAGATTTGCTTTGTCCCAGTTCATGGTATATGTAGGTCTGCGGTGGAGCAGGGGAGGGGACAGGTGCCCACTCACGAAGGTTTCCGGGATGTTGTCGAACCCCAGGGGGACCGCCAACCGTCTTTGGCGTGTCCCCTCCCCCGGGAAGCCGCCCCAGAACTACTTGGCCTCGGGCTCGGCCGGCTCCTCGGCCAGTACCTCGAGGGCCTGGTCGTAGGCCGCGAGGACCGCGTCGTCCGCCGCGTTGAAGTCCAGCTGGCCGCGCACCTTGCCGAGGTGCTTCTGGCGAGCCTCTTCCTCGGTGATCTGCGCGACCGCCGGGGACTCGACCGTGAAGCCCGAGAGGTCCACACGGCCGCCCTTCTTGGCGACGTAGATCGCGCGCCCCTTCTGCTTGCCCACGATCTTCGTGAAGCCGCTCTTGTCCTCGGTGGTGAGGCCCGAGATGCGGTCGGTGGCGAGGAGCTGGGGGAGGAGGTGGCTGCCCTTGACGGTGCGCTCCCGGCGGGCGGCCTTCTGCGCCTCGGCCTTCTTGCCCGCCTTCTTGAGCTTCTGGCCCATGTCCTCGGTGCCCTCGGTACCCTCGGTCTTCGTCTCGTTCTCGTTCGACATTGTCTTTGTCCTTTCAGTGGTCGGCTTCCCTGCCGATCCGTTGTCAACCAATAAGAAGATTATACTCCATTCTAATCCGAATTGGAACAACAAAATGCTCAGAGGTAGTCTTTTTTTCTACGGTGAGATTTCACTCTTTCCTTTATTATATGGTGAAAAAGTGAAGGAGCATTGAACCGGGCACGGGCCACCGTAGACCCGATCCGTAGCCACCCAGCTGTGAGTCTTAGTCTTCCTGGAACTTGCGGTAGCCGCGGACGTCCCCGCCCGTGTAGTAGTACGTCTCGTACCCGTTCTGGTGGTAGAGGAAGATGCGCTTGAACCCGAGCTCGAAGATCTTCTGCTGGCTCTCGGGCGTGACCGACAGAGAGTTCGCGGCCATGATGACCTCCATGGCGTCGTCGTACGGGAGGTACTCGACCATGCGCGGTTCGATGCCGCCGATCAGGTCTACGATCTTCTCGGTCAGCATGTCATGGAGCCGGTTGCTGTCCTCGAGGGAGCGGAAGTACTCGGTCGCCAGGCTTGTACGGCCCTTCCCGTGCGCGATACCTCGACCCTCTTGCCGGTTGCTAGCCCTGGTATTCATTGATCTTCCTCTTTGCTGTGGTATCAAATAGAGGTTCGAAACGAGAGAAGGAATCTTCTACGTCTTCTTTTGCTCTGCGTCTTTTGATACCGGCATGTAGGGCTCGCAGATGGCCCAGGCTGCCTCTATCTCTAGACGCGCCTCATCGACCGCGAATGCCGCTCTTTGCAGCCTCTCCGCCAGTTGGCCTCTTCCTCTGCCACCATCGCCTCTGGAGTCGTCTGAGAGCTTCTTGGCGAGCGCGTCCAGGTATCCGGCCATGCCGTCGTACCGGAGGTCTCCGAGGCATCTGGCGAGGTCCTCGGGAGAGACCGGAACGTGGTTGTCTTCCTTGTAAGTGAAGGGGACGAGCAGGTCTGGCCGGTGCGTCTTCTTACTCATCGTCCCCGCCCTTCGGGACGAGCACGAACCAGACGAAGAACATCACCCCGATGACCACCAGCGGGAACGCGTCCATGTCACCCCTCCCACTCGACCAGGTCCAGGCTCTCGCCCGTCTTCGGGTGGACCGTGCGGACACGGACCGACTCCTCTTTGTCCGAGGGAGTCTTCCGTCTGAGGATCTTGATGGGGCCGATCGGCTTCCCCAGCTTCTCCCGCTGCTTGGTCTCCGCGTCCTCTTCCACCACGTCCCGGTAGAGGCCGAAGAGCTGCTTGTCGATCGGCAGCAGGTAGGCCCGGGTCATGAAGATCTTGTTCCCCGGCTTCTGGGGATCTGGCAACTTCTCTTCTTCGCTCATTCGAACCTCACAGACTTCAGGTGGTAGACGACCTTGGAGAGGGCGCTGACCCGTTCGAGCATGGGATCGGTGCCGACCGCCATGGCCGCCCCGTTGTAGGGTGGGTCTGGCTCGTAGACGATGTCCACGGGGAAGCCCTTCTCCTTCAGCTTGTTGAAGTAGGAGATCAGCTCCTCTTCGTTCTCCACCCACAGGAGCCGGATGCGGGTCCTCTTGTCGATGGGCGCCTTCAGGATGGACTCTCCGGCGGCATGCCCCACGTTCACCATCTGCTTCTCGATGGGCAGGTCCTTCCGGATCAGGATGTACTGGGTGGGAACCTTCTCTTCGCTCATGGCCTCAGACACTCCTCGCAGGCGTACCACTTGACCGCCCGTCTCTTCCCGCAGTAGTAGCAGACGACGGGCTTGCCGTCCGGTCTCGGAGGCGGGGGAGCCGACGCCACTATCTCGTCGGCGATGGCCTGCGCCTTCCTGCCCGCCACCTCGTTGACCTCACGGTCGAACACGTTGGCGATGGTCTCCAGCTCCTCTTTGACCACCATGTCCACCGCCTCGATGAAGGAGGACTTGATCTCCTCGGGCATGTGGTCCCATTCCTCTTCGTCTATCCCGTGGTCGGTATGGAGGATGGAGGTGAAGGTCCCGTAGATGCGTCGGGCGATGTCGGCCGGCGTGGGGCGGGTGTACTTCGAGGGCATGGAGTAACTAGAGGATCAGAGCTTCAGCTGCTTGTCGACTTCCGCCGAGAGACAGAGCTCCACGTCCAGGTCGAAGGCCTGGGTCGGAAGACGCCCGGTGACGTCCAGCTGTAGCTGCACCTTGCCACCCTGGAGGTACTGGATGATGTTCTGCTGAAGGGGAGGGATGGTGACCGAGGTAGCACCAGGCTCCGGCTTCAGGTCCACCAGGACCACCGGGGTGTCACCGAGGAGAGTAACCTTGATCTCGTCCAGGAAGTCCAGGGTCGTGCCCGTGATGGAGATCGCCCCGCCCGTGAGGGTCAGGTTGCTGACCAGGTCGGTCGGTGCACCGCTCAGGTCCTGCTCGAAGGTCTGGCTTTCACTGACGGTGCCGACGAGGTTGCCTACCTGGCTCGGAGCGCCGGGGATGCTGACGCTCTGGCTCAGGCACGCCTGGGGTTCCGTCGCCTGGATTGCCACGCATCCACCCATCGCAAAGCACGTCGAAAGAACGAGGATCGTCGAAAGGATTGTTTTCATGACTCCACTCCTTTAGAACCACACAAGGAAATTGATCTTCGCGCTGGGGGTCCAGACTCCGATGCCGACCTCCTGCACTTTCAGATCCACTCCCTTGGAGTTCTGGTTGATGTAGGTCTGCAGGCCCGATGTCTGCGTCCCGATGTAGCTGTACCCCGCCCTGATCCCGAACATGAACCAGTTCGGATGCCCAAACTCCAGGCCACCGTGGAAGTTCACGTAGCCGTAGCCCACCGAGTTCAGCAGCGGGTTCTTCGGGTCCGAGGCGAACATCGCCACCACCCGGTTGAAGTTCCCCGGGAACTGGTAGCCGCCCTCGATCGTCGCTGAGGGTGAGATGTAGTAGAAAGGGGCGACGGTCACCCCGGCCCGGACGCCACCGCTGGCGATGTCCGTGGTCCCGCCGACGTTGAACCGGAGGAACTTCAGCGGACGGATGACGGCGTCCACACCCGCCCCGTCGGGAGCCCCGACGTTCAGCTGCATGCCGAGCTTGTTGTAGTCTCGGAAGAGCCAGTTCTTTTTCTTCTTCGCCTCCGCCACGCCGCCAAAGGCGAGCAGGGCGCAGAGCACTAGCAGGATCGTCTTCATGTTCTCTCCTTAGATGAGCTTTCCGCCGTGGCGGGTTGGCCGGGTCTCGTTGTATCGCATCTTGAGGTTGATGCAGGCGCCGAGGTTGACGCCCGACCGTTCCGCGAGGTCACACACCCTGATGATGACGTCGGCCAGCTCGACACCGAATCCCTCAGGCTTGCCGTCCTCGATCCTGGTCTCGTCCAGGGGATGGCCGTTGCGGTACTCCTCGATCGCCTCGGACACCTCGGAATGGATCAGGGCGATCTTGGCCCCGATGCTGGTCAGCCGGCCCGGCTCCTCCTTGAGGTCGTCCCAGAAGCCCTTCTCCACCGCCATGGCGTGGGCCTTGTAGGCGAGCTGGTTGATGTCGACCTTCTCCTCCTCGAGGATGGAGGCCTTGATCTTGGCCATGGCTTTTCCCTTGCGCATCTGGTATGACTTTCCTTTCGCCACCGAGAACCAGTGGTCATGCATGTCCTGGAGTGCTTCCGTGCCCATGTGGGTCGGGAGGATTGCGTCGATGCCGCAGTACGGACAGATCGCGGTCTGTCCGCCGTCGCACCATTCCTTGATCTTTTTCTTCTTGGGGGAGAAGTGGCGGAGGCAGTAGAAGCAGGAGACGTAGGCAACCCTAAGGACGTCGTCTCTGTGGTGGGAGGAGAGCTTGTGGTAGGCTCGGAGTTGAGAAGGTTGGAGGCTCATGTAGGTACATTATACCACAGAACCTCCAACCTAGGAAGGATTAGTAGGTGTAGTCTTCCGAGTCGTTCGGAACGTAGGAAGCCGAGAACGAGTTGGACAGCGCCTCGGTGAAGGGACCCTCCGTGCTGGCCTTCTTCGAGAGGGTGTAGTTGCCGTTCTTGAAGTTCCGCTCGCAGCGCTCGAGGACGCCGGTGCGGCTGTTCGTGCCATAGAGGCGCGAATCGAACAGGCGGCGGGTGTCCGCGCTGTACTTGCGGCCGGTGCCGCGGAGCAGGAACTTCACGATCTCCTTGTGGGAGAGCCCGGTCTTGCCGGCCTTCTGGATCTCTCGGAGCAGCTTCTCGGTCTTCGTCGTACGGGGCTTCGCCATGGTTTCCTCCTGGAATGTTGTGGCGTTGGAGACTTAAGTAGGTTCACCGTGAGAGCGGATGCTCTTGGCAAACTCTACGAACTCAACGAACTCCGGCCAGCTCTTGACACGCGGTCCGGTCCAACTCTGGTTCCACGGCCTATCGAAGGCGACGGCCACTCCCACACTTTGGAAGGGAGTGAGGTTGTGAAGACCGTCATCGAGGAGGATGTCCCCCTTCACCTCGTACTTCTCGCTGACCGCGTAGAACTTCTTGAGGGGGAAGAAGGGCATGTACTCGCGCAGCCACTGGAGCTTTCCCTCGTACGCCAGGCCGGCACACTTGGGGATCGAGGTCACGATCTTCACCTCGTGTCCCAGGTCCATGAGGGCCTTCATGCCGTCGATGGCTCCGGGCACGGGCTCCAGGTCCTGATAGAAGTTCGGGTACCTCATGTAGTTCCTGAGGTAGACCTCACTGCCGGGGCCGAGGTTCATCTTCAGCTCCCAGTGCTTCATGTCCTGAAGGGTGAAGAGGGTGGGCGCCGGAAGTCCCTGCTCCTTGGCCTCGATAGCCTTGTCGGTGTTGTACCATTCCAGGATGCGGGTGCCCCACTCTGCGAGGACCTCGTCCTGGTCTACCAGGATCTTCATTCTTGCTCCTTGGCCATGAGCCCGTCCAGGTGCTTCCACATGTCCTCGTTCTCACCGGTGACGAAGAGGTTCCGCTTGAAGTCTTCGTACTCCTTGCGGTACATGTCGACCAGCTTCCCGCCCTGTTCCACATTGGCGATTCGGTCGGCGAGCTTCAGACGGGTGGCGCCCTTCACGGCGCGGATCTTCGGGTAGGTCAGCATCCCCCTGATCTTCCTGTTTGCTCCAGGTTCGTTGGTCACGGCTCCGACAAGGTCGGCGACCTCGGGACCAAAGAACTCGTAGATCTCCTTCAGCTTCGTGTTGGTGTCTTCCACCACATCGTGGAGCCAGGCAGCCTCCAGGAAGTACTGCATGTCCACCCCGAATCGTCGGAGCACCGCTTCCACTGCTGCGAGGTGGTGGCTATAGGGGAGACAACCGGAGTACGTCTGGTTGCCATGCTTCACCACCGCGAAGAACTTTGCCCAACGGAGCGGGTCCATCAGTCCCTTCCCTTCATCCACTGTCCGATCCGGAAGTCGGAGATCTCGAGTGCCTCGATCTCCTCCCGAGACAGCTTCTTCAATGCACCGAGCCGGAGCTCCTGGCGCTTCCTCACCGCGTCCTCGGCCGCCTCCCGCTGCTTGTCTGCCTCCTGGTGTTCCTCCCACCAGTCGGCTAGGTCACGTGCCCCTCGTTCACGGGGGTTGTAGACCAGCTTGTCGAACTCTTTGTCCGAGAGAGCCGTGAGCTCGGCGCACAGGACCTTCACGTTGTCCGTGTCACAGTAACAGTCTTCGGCGTCCTTCCTCAGCTTCTCCGTGACGGCCTGCTTCTTCTTGCCGTAGAGGTAGATGAGGAGCTTGGCTGCCCGCTGGCTACGTGCCTGTGCTCCTGTCGGCGAAGGCCAGTCATCTCTGCAGGGCATCTAGTCCTCCCACTTCTCGCCGGGGTACTTGGCCTCGTACTCCTTCTTCTCTTCTTCCTTGCAGGCCTTGCAGCCCTTCCACCCGGAAGCCGCGCCACCCTTGGTGTCGGCACCGCAAGCCTCGCAGCGGGTGTTGCAGAGACGCTCAGCCTCGCTGATCGCCGCGTGGATCTCCACGTACTTGGAGTGGAGGGGATGGTTCTCCTCGAAGAGCCACGGGTTGGTCGTCGAGTCGTGGTTCTCACGGGTGACGCCAGGAGTCTCCACATCCGCGTAGATGCGGAGCTGGCAGAACTTCTGCTTCACCTGGGCGAGCTGCCACTCCAGCCCGGCTCCCTTGGCGATCTCGGCCACCTTACGCAGGGCTTCGTAGACCGGCTCTTTCCAGCCGTCACCGATGGAGAAGCCGCAGGGCGGGTACTTCTGCCCGATCGTCTCCAGGAACTCGGTCTGTTCCCGACGCATGCGTTCCCACTTCTTCTCGGTCTCGTCCATCGAAGCTCCCATCAGCGGATGATTCATCTGCTCACAATCCTATTATACCACAGGTCAGACGTCAGGTGCGGCTTCTTTGCGCTTCCGCTCGATCTCCAAAGACATCTTGTGGAAGAGGGTGAGGTAGACGATCAGGTCCATGATGCGACTCCGGATCGGCTCGTTGCTCTTCACCGTGCAGCCGTTCTTGATGTACGACTGGAGGGCGCGAAGATGCTTGTTGAAGAAGGTGTACCAGACCTTCTCCATCGGGACGTCCACATCGGCGGCGACACCCCTGAAGTTGGCGAGGCGGTCTTTGCTGCCGACCGTGTACTCTGCGCCCTTCTCAGCGAAGCAGGTGATGCACTCCCGGTAGAGGGCGTCGATCTCAGGATCTCCCGTCAGGACGTCCTCGAGCCGGGGGATCATGTCTGCCTTGGGCAGGCTCTGGAGCTCTCGCACCCGTTCGATCGGCGCGCCGGTTCCCAGGATCGCCATACGTTCCTCGGGAGTCGCCTCCTTCGGGATCTTGCCCAGCGGCGGAAACCGGGGCACACGTTCTGCGAGGTTCGTCCTGTCGAACTGCGGGGACGCCGTTGCGACCTCCACCAGCTCGTGTCGGATCTCCGGAGGATCTCCGATGTTTCCCAGTGTCATCGTTGCTTTGTCGAAGCTCTCATCATCCATGGCGATACCTATCCCCTCACCTTTGCTAGGGCCGACTGCCACTCTACCGGGAGCAGCGACTCGTCTCCGAACTCTCCCAAGGCGTCCATCATCTCGACCAGCGCCGCTCGATCGGCCTTGGTCAGACGGACTGTCTCATAGACGTTCCGGCGCCACTGCTCCATGGGAGATGGGAACGCCTCCTGGAGCAGCTGCTCGAGCGCCTCGGCGACACGCCGACACTCCCACAGCACCACCCCTGGTAGCCGGAGGTACAGGAAGTCGCAGAAGTTCTTGAGGCTTCCTGTGAGTCTGATCTTGGTGTATTGGTTCTGGGTGTTGTAGATGCGGGCGATCCCCTTCTCGATGTTGTTCTCTACCGCCCAGTCGTAGAGCTCCCGTGCCTGGCGGACCAGCTCCTTGCCGCGGAAGAGAAACTCTCCAGCCACGTCTAGGTTCACCGACTCCGGTGCACCGCCGCCCTGCTTGTTCGTCTTGCTCTGGGGGCGCACCATCTCGGGATGGTAGTAGAGGTTCGGCATCTGGACGTAGCGGCCGCTCATCTCGTTGCGGGCGAACCACTTCCGGCCAGATTCCTCGGGGGTGATGATCTCCACGTCTTCGTCGGCGATCTTGGCCACCGTGCGGTGGCGGTCGATCTCCCTGAGGACGAAGAGCGGAGTCATGATCTCCACCTTGACCACCACACCCTCGAACGGAGAGGTGTGGGCGTCCTTGGTCAGGCGTTCCTGAAGGGCAGCGTCCTTCTCCGGTCCGAGGCGTCCCTTGTTCGTACTGGTGCGGGCGTCCTCGGCTGGAGTGAACTCGTCTCCCATCTTGTCCAGGAGCTCGACGTAGCCGATCTTGTCGCCGTAGATGTCATCGATTCTTTTCACAGTGAGTCCCTCCGTTGGCTGGACCGGTGAAGTCGCAGTAGACGTAGTCGGGGCCGCAGGCACCCGTCGAGGTGCACGACCTACCGAGCCTGCAGTCCTTCTGCAGATCTCTGACATGGATCGTGCGGAAGCAAGGAGGCGGGGAAGGGTGGGTGCAGCTGTACGCGAACAGAGCCACCAGGGACAGGATGCAGACCAGGAGGATCGCGTTGAGGACCCTCATCTCTTTCTTCAGGGCTGCTCTCCGCCGTTCGTTCTGTTCCGGAGTCCGGGGGAGCGGGTGGCACTCGCACGGGCAGCCACTCTCCCGGCTGCAGTTTGGTCCGCTGCGCCGGGAGCTTCTCATCTGGCCGAACATTTACGGGGTTGGTGAGACTGGAAGGGTAGGAAGGAACGGGACCGGGTCGGAGTACTTCACCCGGTCATCCGGGTTGTTGCAGATGGCGTACTGGCAAGGATCGTAGCCACCGCCCTGGGGCACATCACCACCGTCCGGCTGGCTGTCGTCACCCACGTAGGGCTCCGAGAGGTCCACCGTCCGAGCCAGGTCCACACCTTGGGGTGCCGCCTGCATGTCACCGCAGCCTGCGAGGAGCACGATCAGAGCCAGTACGCGCATCGTCATCTCCTACTGCCGGTTCTTCTGGATGGGGAGGTCCCAGAGCAGACCGAGCATCAGCTGAGAACTCGAGAACGAGTTGCCGACGGCGTGCGGTGCATCCAGGTACCGGGCGCTGTTCGGGCCGGTAGACACCAGGACTCCGTTGTTCTGGGCCAGGTAGACCGGGTCGGCGATGTTCACTCGCCAGTCGATGAGCAGAGCCAGGTCACACTTCAGCTTGACCTGCACACCGGCACCGAGGATCATGTCCAGGCTGCGGGGGACATCGGTGTTGTTGTTGTAGCTGAACACCGTTCCCGTCGCCTGGATGCCGGGGTCGAGGACGTGCACCAGGACCTTCTTCCCCTGGTAGACGTAGATCAGTCCCTGCGCGCCGATGCCACGGTTGATGGCACTGAAGATCCGGAAGCCGAGGTGGGCCTGCGGGACTCGCACCTGGATGCCGAGGTTGACCGAGTAGTACTGGTCACGTACGCCGACGCCGGCTGCCCCATAGATTCCGAATCGGGGGTCCTTGTCCTTGGCTTCGCACTCCTGGACGTGGGGCCGGTTGCACGGCTTCTCCACGACCTTGGTCACGGTCGGCCCGGGAACGGTCTTCACGACGGTCACGACCACCGGCTCGGGGGCTGCGGCTGGTGTGGAAGCGGGGGCCTCCACGACTGCGGCCGGCTTGGCCTTCGCCTTCGACTTCTTCGGGACACAGACCGTGATGGTCTTCTGGTAGCACTCGCCCGGCTTGTGGTCCGCGGCGAAGGCCGGGGTCACGAGCAACAGGGCCACGAGGATCGACAGGATGGTTCTCACTGGCACACCGCCTTGCAGGCTCCGAGATAGTCGCCATGCGCCAAGTGGGCGGATGCCGCCGGAGCCCCGACGACGATCGTGTGGCGGTTGGCCGGATTGCCCGGCGGAATGTGGCAGATCGTGATCTTGCCGAGCGGGTCATCCGCTGCATCGAGATCGCAACCGACCGGTGGCAGCGGCATACAGCCGCCGTCGGATGACGGGCCGCCGAGGTCGGCCACCGTCGTCATGTCCGGCGTGGGTGTGGTCGACAGGTCGGGAGGGCAGCTCGTCGTCATGTCTGCCGGAGGAGCAGCCATATCGGGAGCGGTCGCTACCGCCATGTCGGGCGGAGTCGGAAGACTCGCCATGTCCGGTCCCGGCGTCGAAGGTCCCGTCATGTCGGGTCCGGGCGCCGTCGGAGTGGGCTGCGTGGGGGTGACCCACGAGACCTCCCCATAATTCGGGCAGCCGGCCAGCATAAGCATGGCGACCCCCATTGCCAAGATCGTTCTCATCGTGCAGTCCTTTCTTCCCGTTCTTGCGGGATTCCAAAGTGGTTGATAGTTCTATTATATCACAGTTCGTACACCAAGTGTCCCCGAGCTGCATTGCTGAAGAGGATTCCTGCCTCGCTCCTGCTTCCTCTGGCCATGTGCACATGTCCGAAGAAGTGAGCACGAACCTTTCCCCAGGCGTACATCCTCTCGTTCAACCAGCTCCGCACGGCTCGGGACCCATAGTGAGCGCCCTCGGCGTCAAGCATGCCGTAGGGCGGAGCATGAGTAAGTAGGATCTCTAGGTCCGTAGGGAGGTGGGTAACCACGTCGTCGAAGTTCCCCTGGGCCGGTCGGATCATGAGACCCTCGGGAGGCTTCCCGCTCTCCTCGAACTCGTCACTCCACTCCCCAACGATTTGAGGTATGCCACGGCACCCACCGACCTTCAGGCCGTGAACAACAGTGGTCCTGGATGGATCAAGGTTGACCTCCCACACGTCCCCACCGAACGCATCGGAGAGGTCGCAGAAGTCGTGGTTGCCACGGATGCAGATGACCGGATTGTCCCGGCTCTCCGCTGGCATGAGGTCCCGGTAGGAACCGAGAACCTCTTTGATCCAACGCTTCTGCTGCACTTCTTCAAAGGAGGGATCGAACTCCCGGCCCACGGGCCAACCAGGAGGGACGGCTTCCCCCTCCTTGAAGTAGTGCATGTTGGCCTGAAAACGTACGGGCTGGCGCTTCCACTTGTCTTGGCACAAGAGGACCGGGAAGTTCGGGAGCATGTCCCCCGTGCAGACGTACAGGTCAGCCGCCGGAAGCTTGTTCCGATCGCTGTGCCAGTCGCTGAAGTGACATACTCTCATTCATCCCCATTTCCCTCGAACTTGCGCCGGATCCTGCGACGCTCCTTCTTGGACTTCTTGCCTGGTATCTGGTAGTGGCTGTCGCGGTCTGGTGTCTCCACTTCCGCGGCGTCCTTGCGAGCCGAACAGCTCGCCCTCAGCTTGATCTTCCTGGTGCTGTGACTACTCTTGAACCTCGGCCCCTTTGTCACTCGGCGGATCTCCTGGAGGCAATGCCTCCTCTTCGTTCCAATCGAGGTCTGTTTCGGAGATGAACTCCTGGACCTCGATCGGTTCTGCCGTCTGCTGCGCCTTGTAAGACTTACATGCTTCGAGCCACATGCTGAAGGTGGGGCGGCGCTTGAGGAGAGTGACTCCCTCCGGTAGCTTCCCGTTCTTCGCGACGGTGGCGGCCTGGTACTTCTTCTCTGCTCGCCAGAGCTTCTTGAACTTCTCGTAGGCGAGCTTCTGCTGGTTTCGGGTCAGGGATCGCATGGTGTCCTTTCTTAGCCCATGAACTTGCCGTGGTCGCGGCAGATGCCGACCGCGGTCTCACGTGAGATGTCCCCACACTCGGGGCAGACGCCGTCCTTCTTGCGCTTGGCCACCAGCTCCGGGCCGGCCACCTTGATCATCGGGTCGGTCTTCTCTTCGTCGTCGAACTCACCCGGATCGACATGTGGCATCGAGGGGGCGATCCAGTGGACGCCGTACTTCTTGATGTAGCTGTCCACATCCATGCCGGCGGGAGCCTGTCTCTTCAGCTCGTCGATCCCCTTGGTCTCGAAGATCTGCTTGGCCGTCTCGTAGCCGAACATGCCGTAGGGCAGGCGATCGACGGAGATCGTGGAGACGTACGTCTTGGGTTCCACGTCCCGACGCTTCTCGATCCAGATCTCTCCGCCACCGCCTCCTCCGCCACTGCAGACAGGAATCGGCTTGATCCCCGCCAGCTTCATCATGCGCTCCTTGTCCTTGATGACATCACCCATCATGGGGAACCCGAGGCTCTCGAAGAAGGTGGAGTCCTGAACGGAGTACTTGTCGGAGTAGATCTTGCTCACCGCCTCCGCCATCTGGTCCCGGACTTCGGAGAACTTCTTCTCCACGAACGGCTGGGGTGGCGCTGTGGGCCGTCCGTAGACGACCTGGTTGCAGTGCTTGTTGAAAGCCGCCGTCAGCTTCTCCATGTTCTCGTTCAGAAGCTTGAGCTGCGCGAGGATGGCACCTTCGTTTTCCATGTTCACCTGTCCTATTATACCAAAATATCGCCTCCAGGTGTTCACTGATAGTGCTGTCGAAACACTTTTAGCTCGGAGTTGCATAGGTTCTTCTCATGACCGTGGTAGGTGTGAGAGGGAGTGTTGATGTAGGGATGCATGAGGCACTGCTCGATCTTGATGTTGTGCTCAAAACCTAGCACATGTCCGATCTCGTGCCTGACGATGGAGAGCCGGGTGTCCCGGTACTCCTCTCGGAGCCAGCCACGCCAGAGGGCGATCACCCCACCGAGGGACCCATCGCCGTCTTCCGGATAGATGTAGGCCGTCCCCTCGACGATCTCA